TGACTGGTTAAAGTTAAACCCGTTGAGGTTAAATGCCATCGTGGAGACACCCAGTGCCGCGAACCAAATTCCCACGACAGGCCATGCTGCGAGGAAGAAGTGTAGCGAGCGAGAATTGTTGAAGGATGCATACTGGAAGATCAGACGACCGAAGTAACCGTGGGCAGCGACGATGTTATACGTCTCTTCTTCTTGACCAAACTTGTAACCATAGTTCTGGGACTCAGTTTCAGTGGTTTCACGAACCAGCGAAGAAGTAACCAGAGAACCGTGCATTGCACTAAACAGAGAACCACCAAAGACACCAGCAACTCCAAGCATGTGGAAGGGGTGCATCAGGATGTTGTGCTCTGCTTGGAAGACAAGCATGTAGTTAAAAGTACCAGAGATGCCAAGAGGCATTGCGTCAGAGAAAGAACCTTGACCGAAAGGATAGACCAGGAATACAGCAGATGCAGCAGCAACAGGTGCAGAGTATGCAACGCAGATCCAAGGACGCATACCCAGGCGGTAGGACAGTTCCCACTCACGTCCCATGTAGGCATAGATGCCGATCAGGAAGTGGAAGACAACCAGTTGGAAAGGACCACCATTGTAGAGCCACTCATCCAGAGATGCCGCTTCCCAGATGGGATAGAAGTGAAGACCAATAGCATTGGAACTGGGGACAACAGCACCAGAGATGATGTTGTTTCCATACATGAGTGAACCAGCAACGGGTTCACGGATACCATCAATGTCCACAGGAGGAGCACCGATGAAAGCGATGATGAAACAAGTTGTAGCAGCAAGCAGGCAAGGAATCATCAGGACTCCAAACCAACCAACGTAAAGACGATTGTCAGTGCTGGTAACCCAGTTGCAAAACTGTTCCCAAGTGTTATTCGATTGTTGTTGACGTGAAAGAGTAGCAGTCATTGTTTTAAAAAAAAGTAAGTAAGTCCATCAGGGAAATGGTGGAGGTACTTATTTCTCTGTCACCCTCAGACAGAGATATGAGAGGCATCTTTTACTTGTGTAGCCTCGGTAAGGTGGTTAGACCCTTTGCCACAAGTTTGTTACAACATCTTAAAGAATCGTTACATTCCTTAACGTGTTGATGTATTTATAATACTACGGATTTCCGTGCCTGTCAAGTCCCAGAGACAGTTCCAGAAGTGTCCTCGTTGTACCAGAAGTCATCCCAATCCTCATCTGTCGCTTCATAGATGGGGCATGGTTCTTCCATTAAGAGATCGTTCTTTGCCTTTGCAACACGTTCTCTCAGTTTTCTGTAGTCATCTTCATCCATGAGGTTGTCAATGAAATCAAGATCTTTCATTCTCGATACTCCTGAAGAATTTCAAGTACTTTACCCAGTGCATAGTGAGCACCATCATGCCAATCTCCATTCTTGTCTTCATGTTGTCCATTGAAGAGTGCTGTTTTTAACTTATACACTCTTGGTTCAATGTCAATCTTTCTCATGTGATTTCTTGGCATTGATCTCCTTTAATAACTGATTGGTTTCACTAAGCAATTGCTTCTTAAGTTTACGACCCATTCTCCACATAATAAATCTAATGTACGCATATTTAATTTGAAGTTCCAGGTAAACAAAAACTCTCATTGTTCCCTCGAACCCTGCATATGCAATCATCATCATTAATATAATGATGAGTACATAAAACTCAATTAAGAATGATGTCATAAACTTAGAGCGTAGTACTAATTATACAAGCAGTATCAAAGTTGTCAACTCAAAGTTCGTGTCTCCTAACAGAACCTTTAATTTCATTCTCTTTGATAAATGCCTTTGCTGCTCGTTGGGTATCGAACATTTTTGCGAATCTAGGATCAAGATTCCATTTGTGGGCGGACATCAAGTACTCAGTCCTACCATCATTTTTTCTTGTGACTCTCCACAAGATGTTATTCTCTGCATCAGTTGCCATAGTAATTAATAATTCGGTAGAATTATTTATCAATAACTAGCATCCTGATAATCTTCTTCGGTAAAACATGGTTGGACTTCCCATCGATCCCAGTCAACATCCCTGGCAGCAATCATGTTTTCCATCTCTTCTACAGTCAAACTGTGCTTAACTACTTTGTTAGTTTCCTTAGTGTAGATATGAAACAGTTGAGTAATCATAGACCTCTTTGTAAACAATAAAAAAGGGACCGTTCTGTTATTTGGCAGAGGTCCCTTTGGCATAGCGCCGACGATATTCAGTTTTATTTATAAGGTGGCGGATTAGGGTATGACTGGGGCAAGGATCGCCCAACTGAAAAGAGAAGTTACTGTTCCTAAAAGAAGTGTAGTCGTGGTGAAGTTCATAGATCTTCCATCAGAGTACATATTATATATCAGTTTTGTATCATAGTGATACAATTTGGTATCATTCGTCACCAGGTTTTGTCAGGAAAGCAGCACCTGCAAATGTTCCCAAAAGAATTGCTGCAACTGCTATCAATTCCATCACCATACTCCAGGAATGACTTGACCAGTAGTGAAGTAAGCACCAATAGCAGCAACAAAACCAATCATTGCCAGACGTGCGTTGAGGATCTCTGCCTCAGGGGTAAACAGTTTTTTCATTGTTGTTCCTCCAAAGTTTTGTTTTTGATGATGACCCTGCCATTTTCATGAGTGAACACTAGTTCATCATCATGTGCCCAGCAGAGTTCTTCGTAAAGGGCATTGAGTTTCTCCATGTCTTCATAGAGAGCATTGGGATTAGGCATATTGTTCTACTAAAGTTCTAATGTTCTGTGTGATTTGCATTCCACCAACCTTCTCTTCCAGTTTTACACCGTCAGCATCAGTAATAATAAGAACAGGTGTAGCAGTTACACCATACTTCTTAGCGAGATCTAGATTCTCTTGTGGAATAGGTACATCACTAAAATCTTCAAGGTCAATCTTTTCAATCATACTGGTATCAACTTTAATTGATTTAAAGTATTTGTCTACCAGGGCACAGGGACCACAAGAAGTTTTAGAGAACAAATAAAACTTATTCATTTGGTTTACTTGGTTCAAACGGTGTACGACTGTTATTCTTAATTACAATGAAGGCATCCTTGTTGTATTTACGGGTCCCTTTGGTGGGTGCCCACTTACTACCGTCACCTTCAATACCATAAACTGAAGTACCTGCAATTTGAATTACAATATCGTCCTTGGGATCCCATCCCAAGGTATCAAACGCTTCGTAAATGTTCAAAGATTTTCCTCTTGTTCACTCAGAATAACACAATCACTAGTGGGGTATGCAACACAGGTCAAGATAAACCCATCTGCAATTTGATCATCATCAAGGAAGGATTGCTCATCATTATCTACGGTGCCAGAGAGGAGTTTTCCTGCACAAGCTGAGCAAGCACCTGCTTTACACGACGAAGGGAGGTCAACACCTGCCTCTTCTGCTGCCTCAAGAATGTACTGATCATCAGCACACTCAAAGGTAGTTTCAGTGCCATCGGGGGTTTGGATAGTAACGTTGAATGCCATTAGTAAGTTTCGCAAAGTTTTTCTACGGATGCTGCCAGGAGGACGAACCAGGCAACGGAAGTAATTATACCTACTAGTTCTGCCATTGTCAAATCCTTTGTCAGAAAATGCCAAAAAAGAGTTTGCCCGTGGCAGCGTAGGAGATGGCACCGAAGATGATTCCCATCATCGCCCAACGTCCATTGTAATTTTCAACACGCTCCATAGGAGTCATGAGACCTTTGCGATGATATGATTCAACTACCATCTGTGGTTCTTTCGCCCACATGTTTTGTTGACCACGATCATTAGTTGTTACTGTCATTTGTAAAGAATTGTTACTAACCAAGTATATAGGAAATATTAAGGAATGTCAACCCTTGAATTTTAGGACATCCTCATAAAGGACTTCAGGATTGTATCCTTGATCACAAAGATCCACATGACGGTGACCCATCATCAACATTTTAAATTCTACCCAGCGATCCATATTGTTCTTATGGTAGTCAATCCACTCTTGAGCAGATGCCAGGATCTCCTCGTAGCACTGCCTGGGGTCTGTCTTAGTGTCATCGTTCAGATACTCAGCAATGGCATCGTCAAGGCGATCACGACGCTGCTTGCGAAACTGTGCTTCCCAGTCAACTTGGAGGTCTGGGCGTCCTTCAATAGTCATGAGTCAAATAAAAAAAGACCCCTGCATCGTAGCAGAGGTCTTGGGGTCTGTCAACTAACTCGCATGATGAAAGCGAGAGCAAAGTATGGCGGGAGGTTTGCATTAGTTCCAGCACTACCTGCATTGTCAATAGAGATTCCTGTAGTTGCAGAATCAATGGTAATTCCTGTAACAGATGACCCACTAGTGTTCGATTCTGCAATATCATTATCACCAGATCCAGAACCTGCCTGGTCTTGACCACTGGAATCTCTCGAACCCTCTTCTGTATGAGTGTGACCAGGGTCAGTAATATCATGACTATGACCGTCATCGGTAATAGTGTGGGTGTGACTAACTACAATCGCATCTTTTGATCCACCTGTTGCAGTGTCTGTACCAGTGATATTTGTTTGCCACTCATTATCATTATTATCCTCATATGCTTGTGCTGCAATGACAAACTTGTTTCTCAGGTCTGGAGTTCCATTAGTACCATCACACAAACTCCAGTTAGCAGGGACTTCTGATGCTGTACCAGAGAACATAATAATTCCTTTAACAGGAACTAATGCATTAGTCAGTGAGGATGCCGCTTGATTAAGAGTAACTGCAGCAGTATCAATTTTATCTGTAGTTACTGCCTGGTCTTGTAATCCAGGTGTGTCTATCTTGTATACCATTTTAGTTAATCCTAATAATGTATGCTAATGCATAATATGGTGGGAGGTTTTGGTTCGTTCCAGCAGAACCTGCACTGTCAATAGTGATTCCTGTAGTTCCAGAATCAATGGTGATGTTTGCCGAAGCACCATTAATAGCAAAGTTATTAACACGAGTAGCACCTTGGCTTCCTGGTCCCATACTGAAAGCACCTCCACTGACTTGAACATTATATCCATCAAGATTTGAGGTGTGAGTGTGATCAGTTTGAGTAATACTATGACTGTGACCGTCATCAGTAAGAGTGTGATTGTGATCAACTACAATCGCATCTTTTGATCCACCTGTTTGGGTATCAGATCCAGTAATGTCAGTTTGCCATTCCGCACCAGTATCATCATAAGTACCTGTACCAATAACAAATCTGTTAACTAAATTTGGTGTATTTGAACCACTCAAAGTACCAGAAGTAATGGCACTTCCGTCACACAACTGCCAGTTGGGGAATCCTGCAAGTGCATCTGCAGTGCCACTCCACAAAATAATTCCACCAATAGGAACTAATGCACCAGAAACTTCGGATGACAACCTGCTAATACTAATCGTAGCAGTGTCAATTTTATCATCAGTAACTGCCTGGTCTTGTAGTCCAGGCGTATCTATTTTATATACCACTTGTATACAAGTATTCTACTGTTTTATTTATCCTTATCAAAATAGAAAGGTCCGTTCTCAGAACCCCATTTCTGTTCTCCAGTTTCAGGATCAAATCCAGCGTCAATAACTTTATAAAAATCAGGACCCATTTGTATTTTACTTACCAATACAGTCCCTTTGAATATGCATCCTGGAACAGTTTGTCCCCAATACAATCCCCCTCGTTTAACAAAGATCAAATTACATTGATCATTCTCTACTATCAGATGATCTTTCTTATCAACAACTTTAATTAGTTTATCTCGATAGGGTTTATCATCATGTTTATATCTCTGAGTCACATGAAATTCATTATGAGAAATCTTTTCATGAGTCAAGATGATATGAGCAAATCTTGTCGGACGACTTGATGCTTGTTTCCAATTATTGTAACTGCCTTCAAACCAGTTGATAAATTCTTCAAACATTTTAAGTATTCAAATAAGCGGGTGATCGGAATCGAACCGACGACATCTAACTTGGAAGGATAGCGTTCTACCGCTGAACTACACCCGCAGGAAAGGGGGTGGTCAGACCCCCAAGGACACATGCACGCCACCTGTTTTAGTTTCAGTTGCAAAACAGGAAATCAACCACACGGAAGGGGTCGTTTGGATCCACCACTTGCTCTTTGACTGGAAGCAAGAAACCAGGCGGGGAGAGATATCCCATCCGCACCACTTGTTCTTATGGAAAAACAAGAAACCCGAGGGGTCGTTAAACCCATCCCGACCAGGGCGCTTTTAGCGTCATCCCGAGACGTTTCATTTAGGCATAAACACCAGATTCAATAAGATCTGCTTCAACCTGATCGAGAATTACATTATAATCATCTTCAGGATCATCGTACAATTGTACTCCTTGGTCTTCATAGAAACGAATAAGTTTCTGATAAAGTTTAGGGTAATCTTCATCAAGGGAAATATTACCCTCGATTGCTGCAGTCAGTTTTTTGAGATCGTTTTTGAACTTTGAATGAAATTTAGAACGAGACATTGCCTTTGCAATTTAGTTGTAGGAATGGAGGGGGAACCTCCAATCGGGACGACAGGATTCGAACCTGCGACATCTCGCTCCCAAAGCGAGTGCTCTACCAAACTGAGCTACGTCCCGTTGTTGATGCAAGTATTATACTGGATAATACTTGCGGTGTCAAGAGGTCAGCTGAAAAATTCTTCGTTCCGCCTGCGATCCAAGTACTCAATGATCTCACCACGCCATTCTAGCAGTTCGTGGTAGCACTCCTGTTCGTGTGCAGTTTGACGCAGTTCATGATCTGGTTTGAGAACACTCTCATAGAAAATAAAAAATGCGTCTTTGCGTTTGGTTTGTTTAGGATTCATCTTTCCTCGAAATCAAGTTTGCGGACACGTCGTTTCCTCCGTGCCTCCTGGTATTCTAACTCTTGATTTGAGAAAACACTTCCTTTCTTAAGGATTTCTTCTGAATTAATCATGATAACCTGAGCGAGGTCCACTGCCGTAATTTTATCTTCGGTTACTGTTGTTTGATTTGGGCATCCACATATCTGTGGTCTCGTACTGCTGGTCAATTCCTTATTGCAACACTTGCATCTGACTGATAGCATAATTTAACATTCCTTTATCTTTCAAGTTCCTATTCTTCATTTATTTATTTGGGTTATGGTCTTTCATACCATCGTGATTACCGTCCTTTGGAAGTTCACCCAAAGTAATATACTTAACAACCTGAATAGATCCTTCAAGTCGAGCAATACTCCTTTCGCACTTTATATACTCTTCATAAGCAGGTCGAAGTTCTTCCAACTTACCCTGAAGTTCTATTGTTCTTTTAGTAAATCTTTGTAGAAGTTGTTCGTTAGATTCTATTGGTTTCATTTCTTTAGTTGTAACTAATGGGCGAAGAGGGATTCGAACCCCCGACTGCCTCGGTGTAAACGAGGAACTCTACCGCTGAGTTATTCGCCCTGGCGTCTCAGGAGGGACTTGAACCCCCGACCAACTGCTTAGAAGGCAGATGCTCTATCCAACTGAGCTACTGAGACAGGAAAGGTGGGACTTATGCCCACACAAGTTTCTTAGTATAATCGTAAGCATAGTGCTCACGATATCCTTTAATACCCCAACCTAACCAGTAATATGCAGCAACCATATACTGACTAACAGGTCTACCATGACCCTCAAACTCTGGAAGAACCTTTTGGAAATTGTATTCGTTAATCAGGTATGCTGTCTGACCCTCAAGTGTAGAGGGATCATAACCATACTTTTTAGAGAAACGACCTAACCCCAAATAACGGTTCGTAGAGGTCCACTGAATGAGTCCGTAACCACCGCTATAGCAACGATCGTAAGGAACTCTAGCACCTCCTTCGCAAATATTGGGATGGAAGTTGCTTTCAGATTTAATGTTTCCCATGATCGTTGCCAAGGCATTGCGATCAGAGATGTTTGTTTTTTGTTGAAGTTTTTCAAGGACGTATTGTTCATTGTAATTGCACCCTGGGCACTTCCAGGACTTCTCTACCACTTCAATAGGAGTAACTTTTGGTTCTTCCTTCTTAACTTCTACTACAGGTGTAATAGGAGCAGGTGGTGCTGCAATCTCACTGAGTGTGGGGTAAGCACAAGCAGCAGGAATGACAGTCAAAAGAGGCAGAACAAACAATTGTCTTAGCATGAAAAAAATAGAACTCTACATTCACCTCTCGCTAAAGCGATGGTGATTCAAAGTAATCCTTGCGGTAATAACGACCGAGGATGTTGCTATTATAGTAGGCAGGAGTGCCATTTGTCAAGCCCTCTACCAAAACGTTGTTTAGGAACAACTGACGGGTCTCTTCGTAATTGCATTTACCTAGAGTGGTATGCAAACTTAAGATTTCCCTTTTGAAGTTTTGTTTACCAAACTCCTTAATGTCTTCTTTTAATTCTGGGCAAGAACCATAATACTTTTTCCAGTCAGATTCTTGCCTTTGCCTTCGCTTTTCTCCTTTCTTTTTCCTAAAAGACCAGAAGTATTTTCTTCCTATGTATCTTCTGCTATTAACAGTATTAGTTATTAAGTATACAAAACCATAATAACCATTGATACTATCGGAATCAAATACTTCACCTTCATACCACCATGGATTATCGTACATACACAAGACATCACTGTCTTATATATCAACTCCACGGATCTGGTATTTCAATTTTAGTGCTTGGAGTTGGAATGCTTGCCCCAAGGTCTGTGGACCCAGTTTTAATAGAGTCCACTCCCTGTCTGACAGATTTGGATCTGCCAATGCTCTCATCTTCCAAGGTGCTGGATTTGTCACAGCGAAAAACCAGCGAAAGTATTTTCTGTAACATCCTGCTTGATACCACCACTAATGTAACTTTCAACTTCTGTTTCTTGAGGAGCAACTTGAAGACCTTTAGATGAAATCCAATGCTCAGTCCAAGGAAGAGGATTGTTCTTGGCGGGGATATCATACTCTGGTTTGAGACCAATCGCTTTCATACGACGGTTTGCAATCCACTCCACATAATTGTAGAGAAGTTTGTCATTCAAACCAATCATAGAACCATCTTTAAACAGATACTGTGCCCATGTCTTTTCCTCATCGACACAGCGTTTAAACATCTGTCTAACTACTGGTTCCTCTTCCCTAGCAATTTCTTGCATCTCTGGGTCATCTCCTTCACGCCATTTGTTGAGGATGTTTTGAGTAAGGACAAGATGCTGGCTTTCGTCTCTGGCGATGAGAGAGATAATTTTAGCGGATCCCTCCATAAGTTTGAGTTCACCAAACGCAAACGAGCAAGCAAACGAGACATAGAATCGAATTCCTTCCAGGATGTTGACATTAGCAA